GCCCCCTCTTTTCAAGACGAAAAAGTTCAGGCTATACTCTTAGGCTCTGTTCCCCGATAGCTCAGTCGGTAGAGCGCCGGACTGTTAATCCGTAGGTCCCTGGTTCGAGCCCAGGTCGGGGAGCCAAGAGTTTCATGTAGGTTGGGCCTAAGTGCCTGATTCTGCAAGCGATCTTCCTTGATTTGACGGGCCCTTGAGGGCTTCGCGTGTAGTCCGCCGGTTTCGGCGGTTCCAAACTCACCCGGAGCTCCAGATGTCCCATGACGAAACGTCCGCCGGTGGACTCGCAGCGTTTGGCCACGCCGCGAAAGCCGGATCCCCTTCGCGCCGTGGAGATCCCGCCGGCGCCGCTTGCGCTTCCAGCGCCACGCCCGTCCGCAGCGGGTCGGGCGACACTGGCGCCCCAGCCCTCGCCTCACGCATCTCGCCGCCGGCGGAGATGCTGCACGGACGGCAGTCACAGCACCCGGAACGCGCGCCCACAGCGGCTTCCCCCGCGCTCGAGCGGGCCTCACTGCCGCCCCTGCCCATGCGCGAGGGCTCCATGCCCCTGGCCAGATTGATCGAGCTGTACATGGCGCACTACACCGGCCGCGACGAGACGCGGGCCTACCATGCGCGCTGGTGGACCGCCAAGCTCGGCCCCGTCGCACTGCAGGACCTGAGCGACGACCACGTGCACTCCGCGCTCGAATCGCTCACGCAGCAGTCCAGCAGGTACTTCGCCGGCAACGACGCCGACGGCCGGCCGATCTACCGCGCCAAGCGGCGGCCGATCTCGCCGGCCACGGTCAATCGGTACGCGGCGGCGCTGGCGGCCTTCATCACCTGGGCGATCAAGCGACGGATCGCCCCCAAGGGCTTCGTGCACCCGTGCCGCAGCATCGAGCGCAAGCCCGAGAACAACGGCAAGACCCGGTTCCTCAGCACCGACGAGTGCACGCGCCTCCTTGAGGCCTGCAAGCAAGCCGCGTGGCCACGCCTGTACCTGCTGGTCCTGATGGCCCTGACCACCGGCGCGCGAAAGGGCGAGCTGCTGGGCCTGCGCTGGGCCGACATCGACGTCGACCAGGCGCAGGCCCGCGTCCTGCTGACGAAGAACAACGACCCGAAGATGCTGCCGCTGGTGCCGGCGGTCCTGGAAGAGCTGCAGCGGTTCAAGGCCGGGCCCACGGTGCTGGTGTTCGCCTCACCCCGCAGTGCAGCCAGGCCCTTCAGCTTCGAGCCCCAGTTCCAGGCGGCCCTGAAGGCCGCGAGAATCGCCGGGGTCACTTTCCACACGCTGCGGCACTCGTGCGCCTCGATGTTGGCCAGGAACGGCGCCACGCTTCTCGAGATCGCCGATCTTCTGGGGCACCGCCAGCTGCAGATGACGAAGAGGTACAGCCACCTGGCCACCAGCCACAAGGCCGCGTTGGTTAATCGAGTGTTGGGAGATCTTCGATGAGCAAGGCCAGCACCAGCGGCACCCCTCCGGCAACCGGAAGCGGAGGTGCGCTCAGCCAGATGGTGGGCGCCCTGACGAAGGTTCCCGAACAGGTGCAGGAAACGGGTGCAGCACCGAAGCCCAAGCGCCGCGGGCGACCGCCCAAGAGCACCGCCGACCCCGGAAAGGCCCAGATCCGCGCAATCCTGTATCCGGGCGCCGACTTGCTGTCGAAGCTGCAGAGTGTGTCGAGCGCTGCAGGTGGCCTGTACTCACTGGCGTTCAAGCGCCTGTTGGATTCGGACCAGGGCCTCACTCAGGAGGAGCTGGATTGGATTAACTTGCCAGCTCGGCCCAGCGGGCCACCGCAGGCCTGGGGCCTCCTCGTCGAAGGCATCTTCGAGATCTTGGAGAAGCCGGAGTTGCGAGAGAACCCGGAGGCACAGCGCCTCGCGGCGATCTTCCTGCAGCTGGCCCAGCTCGCCGAGATGGCGGGAACGATCGACATCGTGGCGACGGCGCTCGAGCTCGCCCACGGTCAACGAGCGGCCAACACGACCAAAAAGAGGGAAGACGCGCAGGCGCTCGAAGATCTAGTGCTCAAGCTCTGGACTGAAGACCGCACGGCTGGAGAGAAGGATCGGGGGCGAGCCGGAAGGGTCCACAAAGCTCTTCGGAACCGCTATGGACTGGACGTTGCGGAGAATACTGTCAGGGCGGCCAGAGATCGGCTAATCGGGGCCGGCAGGCTCAAGAATGGCTGACGGCAGAAGGCCCGCGTTTCGCGGGCCTTCATCGTGTTCGAGAGCCTCACCCGGCCAGCTCGCCGGCGGCCCAACTCAGGCCGCTCGACCACGGAGCGCCGTGGGCCGCTCAGGACTCCGCCCCTCAAGCTGCCTGAGCGCATCGTTAACCCGATCAGAGTGCAGCCAGCCTTCTTGGTAGTCGAAGGGGGTACCCCCCCTCAAGGCTACCAACGTCCGATCAGCCAGCAGCCCCGCGACAGACGCCATCACGCCAGCGGCCTCCATCAGGGCGCTCACGCCTTCCGAGTCCTCGGCGCCCGCCACCATCCCCAGCTTCTTGATGTTGAGGCAGCTGGAGCCAATGTGCCCCAGCACCATGGCCACATGGCTCCGCTGATCGGCGTCGCACCTCACCGTGCCCTCAGCAGAAGACCCAGCACCCAGGCGCGGACCGTCGCTCGCTACTGACTGCGCCACGTCGGCGGCAGCCCCTGCGCCGCGCCCTTGAGCTCCGGCCAGCTCGGCCACAGCGCCGTCGACCAGGTCGCGCTGCAGCGCGAACAGCCGACCGATCTCGACGATGTCGTCGGCCTCGATCCACTGCGCCACGCGCGCCTCGATGGCCCGGGAGATTGCGACGGCAGTGTTCAGGCGGTCTGCAATGTTGTCAGCCGGCGTCGTGCCGGCCAGCTCTTCCACCACGCCGTCGAGCAGGTCGTGATGCAGCACGAACAGCCGGCCGATCTCGACGGTGTCGTGGGCCTCGATCCAGTGCGACAAGCGGGCGTCGATGGCCCGGGACATTGCAACGGCGGTGCTCAGGCGGTCCGCGATGTTGTCAGCCAGCGCCATGCCGGCTTCGGTCGATTGATTCATTGATTGCTCCTTGGGTTCTTCAAGATGAAAACCGCGCGCACTCCGCCAAGAGCGGCGGCGGCTCAGAGGGTTGGCGGACCGGTGAACCCGCGGAGCGGAAACCGGCAGGCCTCGCGGCCTCCACTCTGAGCCGCCTAAACAGGAGCCAGAAAGCGGAAGGCCGCGACAGGATCTGCGCGGCCTTGCCGCGGGTTCTTTGGGCCGCCAAGCCCAGCCGCTGATGACCAGCGACAGTGAAGCGTAGCACGGCCGCTGGCCGGCGCAGAAAGAGGTGCGCCCGGCGGCGCCCTTCAGTTCGGCCACGCAGGGACCCAGAACGTGTTGCCGCCGTGACGGACTTCGAGCCAGACGTTCGTGCTGTTGTTGGCGCCCGGCTTGTTGTTGGGGTCGAACGTAGCAACACGGGAGCCGGCCGTCGTATTGCCGATGCTGACCCGGTTCGCCCCGATGCTCTGGGCTAGGGACGACGCCTGTTCCCCATCCAGCAGGTCGGCGTTCAGGTTCGCGACGACGGTCGTGCTGGTGATGGTGAACGGAGGGGTACCTGTGGCCTGAGTGACGATGATCGGGTTCGTGAAGGCCGCACGGCCGATGACGTCCAGCGCGGTCCGGTTGCCCGAAGCCTCTGCACGCAAGGCAACGTTCGACGCGCCGTCGCCCCCCGAGGTGGCGGTGAAGTAGCCGCCCTGGGCCCCGAGGCCGTCGCTGAGACCGCGGATACCGGCCGAGCCCGAGCCGACCGACTCGCCCAGCACGCCGATGCCCCCCGAGCTGTTGGGTCGCCCTCGGACCCCGTTCCGACCGGTGCCGAAGACGCCGGAGCCCACGGAGCCCGAGCTCGTCTGCCCGTACACCCCGGCCACGCTGGTGCTGAGCCCGTAGACGCCGATGGACGCCGAAGAGCTGATGTTCCCGGCGACCGCTGTGCCGTAGCTGGTCCCAGTACCCGTGGCGGGATCGGGCACCGTGTAGCTGGCCTGGCCATCGGCACGGATGAAGCCGCTGGTGTTGATGGAGCCGGCGGTGATCGTCCCCAGGTTGGCGCTGATGGCGTCGAGTGAGCCCACCTTGAGGTAGGAGGGGTAGGGAGTGCTCCACGTCGTCGTGGTGCTGCCCGCCGGCGTCACCCCGTCGGACTGGTACTGCTCTTGCCCCGCGCTGAGCGTGACGGGCGTGGCGCTCCAGCCGGCGGGTGTGGCGCCGCTGGTGGTGGACCCCGGTGTGGACGGCGGGCTGCCGATGCTGGCCGCGCGGTACACCCGGTGATTGCTCTGACCGGTGTTGCCCGCACTGCCCTGCGCGCCGTCCTGGCTCAGCAGACGCGCGGAAGACCATTCGCCTGACGCGATCGTGTCGGTGGCGCCCGTGCCCAGCGCGGTGGCCTGCGCGATCCACAGGAAGCCGCCGCCGCTGGCCGGCACGGTGCTGGCCCAGCCGTTGTTCAAGCCCGTCACCGCGCCCGTGGCGAAGGTGTACGTGGCCGAGGCGGAGGGCAGCGTCGGCGCGCTGTTGGTGGCCGTGCGCTGGTAGATGAAGATGCTGGCCGCTTGCTGGCCCTGTGCGCCGTCCTGCGCGAGCTGGTTGGGCCCTGCCCACTCGCCGGGTGCGATCGTGTCGCTGGCGGTCGCCGGCGGCGCCGAGGCGGTGGCGGCCGCCACCCACAGCGGGTTTGAACCGCTGGGGATGGTGGCGCTCCAGCCGTTGTTCATGCCGGCGGGCAGCGCGGTGCTGAACGTGTAGGTGGTGGTGTTGGTCGGCAGCGCCGGCGCACTGACCGAGCGCTGGTAGATGTAGACGATGGCCGACCGGTCACCCGCCGCACCCTCGATCTGCACCGGCGTGCTCCAGGCGCCGACGAGTGCCCCGGCGGCGGTTCGCGTGGCGGTGCTGGCCCACAGCGCGTTGCCGTTGGCCGCCGGCGGCGCGTCGAACCAGCCCGCCGGCGACGTGCCCGTGGGCGTGGCGGGTTGGGTCGCGCTGCGGCGGAAGATGAAGTCGACGTAGTCGCCGGCGGCGCCCGACTCGCCGACGATCCGGAAGGGCCCCTGCCACGCACCAGCCAGGCCGACGCGCCAGCGGGCGAACAGGTCGCCGGTGGCGAAGGTCGGGTGCCAGGCGGTGGAGCCGTCGACCGAGAACTCCACGTAGACCGACTCGCCAGCACCGGGGTCGATGCTGTCGTCGACGGTCACGCTCAGGCTCACCGGCGTGGCACTGTAGTTGTCGCTGGTGTCGCGGTGCGCCGCCCAGACGGTGTAGGTGCCGTTGGCCGGCCGAGCCTGCTGATACTCGGCCCCGGCGCCGCGCCACAGGAAGTCGGCACTGGCCCAGGCGGCGCCCACCCGCAGCTCGGTGGCCGCGTAGTCGGCGTCCTCGCACGGGTCCCAGCGCACCACGACCTGGCCGGGCTTGAGCTCGTGCACGAAGCCGGCCACGTTGCTGGGCGGCGAAGTCTTGCCAACCACGGTGTGCTCGACGTGGGCCCACTCCCCTGCCCGCCCGGCGCTGTTGATGGGGCGCACGCGCACGAGCGTGAGCCGTTGGTCGCTGAGCGGCCCGATGTAGAGCGACACGCTGTCGCCAGGCACGCTGGGCGCCTGCTGCCACTCGGTGGCGTTGTCCAGCTTCCACTGGCACTCGATGCGGCCGCCCTGCAGCACGAACACGTCGGCGGCCGAGTCCCAGGCCACCAGGCCGCGCGTGATGACGGTGCCATCGGCCAGGCGCTGCAGCTGCGCTGTCCCGCTGGTCACGGTCACGCCGGTCAAGGCCGGCGGCGGCGTGCGGGGGTCGGGCAGCGCAGTGTTGGGCGCCAGGTCCACCGCTGTGGCTTCGCCGAAGTTCCAGGCGTACACGCCGGCCGCCGTCTCGCGCAGCGTCAGCATCACACCGCCACCAGGCTCCCATTCGCGGGCCATCACCTCAAAGGGCTTCTCGATCCAGCCGTATCGCGCCAGGCTCACCGGCACCACGTCGGTGGGCGCCAGGTTGTAGGCGCGCAGGTTGCAGTGCAGGCGCACGGTCAAGGCCTGGCGGGCGCGCTCCAGGCTGATCTTCGCGATGCGCTGCGCCCGGATGCCGTCCGACACCATTGGCATCGGCAGCTCGCGCGCCACGCGCCGCCCACCGTCCTGCGTGCGGTAGGTGATGTTCTCCACCGGCGGGAACTGCACCTCGGCATACCGCTGGCCCGGATCGATGAAGGTGCCGCTGACGGCGTTGAACAGCTCGGTGCGGCTGGGCCGCGGCAGGATGGTGATGGGCCCGTCCGCCAGCCAGTCCTCGTTCAGCGTCACCGGCTCGACCGCGCGCCACACGCCGGCACGTAGCAGCCATCGGCCCTGCACCCACACGCAGGTGCCGGCCATGGGCTCCAGCAGCACCTGCAGGTTCTCGAACATGGCGGTCTCGGTGGAGAGCACCCCGTTGGTGGTGTAGCGCTTTTGGGTCGCACCGCCGGCGTTCAGCGCCACCGGCTCGTCGCAGGCGTTCGCCGCGGCGATCACCTCGTCATCGGGCACCTCGGCCGCCGTGCAGCCCAGGCCCAGCGCGGCGTCGCGCAGGTAGTCGGCCACGCACAACGCGCTGTTGTCGCTCCAGGCCGTCACGCCGGTGCGCGGGTCATGCACCTTCTTGCCGCGGATCACCGCAGTGATCTCGGGCAGGCCGGTCTGCCCGAAGACGTCCTGGTCGTACTCCAGCCGAACGTACAGGTAGGCCAGGCCTGTGCCCACGTGTGAACTGGTCCAGCCGCCGGCGCTTTCCGCAACCAGCTCGGAGGCCGCCGCCTGGCCAGGGGCGCCCAGGAACGTGCGGATGCGGACGCGCGACACGCCGACCTGGTTGGTGTAGTTGACGGCGTACTCGGCCCCGGTGGTGTAGTCGGTGAGCGTGATGGTGGCGCCGCTGAGGGTGTAGTCGGTGCCCTCCACGAGCGCCATGGTGGACATCGACTCGCCTACACCGGTGGTGCGCGTCACGCTGAAGATGGCGCCCGGCACCGTCGGCAGCGTGGTGCTGGCCGCTGACCACACATGCACGTTATCGGCGCGCTCGACCTTCGCGAACTTGCCGCTGTTGATGAAGCCGTTCGCGTCGGGCGTCGGCAGCAGCTCGTCGTTGAACCAGATCTGTTCGACCGCGTCGATCTGATGCCCCGCCAGCACCACCACCAGGTGCAGGAACTGCTTCTTGTCGCCCGTGGACTCCATGTAGACCACGGTGCCGCCCACGCGGGCGCGCCCATACACGACGGCACGCGGCGCCACGGCGCTGCGGATCGTGACCATGCGATCCTCCAGCGAAGCGTTGTACGCATTGCGGGCTGAACGTCGGGCCTTGCGCGCCTGGCTCTGGCCGATGGCGACGTTGCCGACGACGATGGCCGTGTAGGTAATCCAGCTTGCTATGGTGGCAGCAGTGGCTGCGGTGAGGGTTGTTGCCTTGACGATCGCCGTCGCGATCCACGCCGAAATCGGCTCAGCCACGCTGCTCCCCCTCCACCTGCCAGCCCACCGGCCAGAACGCCGATGCCGGCGAGAGCGAGGTCCGACACATGAACAACCCAGTCTTGCTGGGCGCCCACCAGCGGCTGCCGTCGCAGACTGCCACCCACGGCATCTCCGCGTCGATGAGCAGCAAGTCGCCTCGCTTGGCCATGTTGATTGCGGGCAACGCGGGGCCCATGACTTTGCTGACCGCCAGCAAGAGCCCGCCGTGCCGCGCCTGCAGCGCACGTGCGGTGCACGCGGTGGACCAGCGGCCCCGCCAGGTGCCGAGCACGTCCACGCCGGTAACGGCGTACACGCAATCCGCGGCGAAGAGCGCGCAGTCGTGTACCCCCCATTCAAACGGGATCGGCCGCGCTCGCTCAATCGTCGCTGCGAGCCGCTCGGGCCAGTCGGGGCGGCGCGTCAGGGTGGGGCCCAACGTCACGTAGGTCATTGCTTGAAGAACTCCTTTGCCGGCCACACGATCTCGGCCTGGCTGATGGCCGCGGCGTGGCTGAAGAACCCGTCGCCGGGAGCCAGGCGCTGCTGGTCTTCCTGGCTGTAGCGCACCAGGTTGGGCTCCCGCCAAGCGATGAAGCGGTGTTCGGCGCTGACCTTTACCACCGCGCCGTCGGCCTTGTCTTCCATGGTCAGCGTGTCCAGCAGGCCGCTCCACGCGTTCTCGTCGACCCGCAGGGTCATCCCGTCCAGCACCACCAGGCGCAGCGTCACCAGGCGGCCTTGAACCGGCTCGTTCAGCACGGTCGACACGATCGACGCCGGCACTCCGCTGAGCGTGAAGCTCAGGCCCCGCTGTTCGCTGGACGTCTCTTGGATCGACTCAATGGACCCGACAGGGTGAACGGTCAACCAGTCGTGTCCGCCGTAGCTGACCGTCAGCGGCGCGGTGGTGAGGCGTAGCGTGCCGCTGTCGAGCTGCAGCTCGATGAGCAGGAAGTGCGTGACGTGCGCCGCCGCCAACGCGGCGGCCAGGTTCGCGTCCAGGCCGCGGCTCATTCGGGCACCTTGACCCAGTCGATCGTGGAGCGGAGGCACCGTGCGTTGGCGCCGGTCGAGCTCTTCATGGCATCACCGCGACGGGCGCCCGCAGTGCAGAGATGTGCGCCGTAACTGCCCCACAACCACGAGTTGGCGACGGAGACGCACCCGCCCTTCACATTCCCAAGTGAGGGCCCGTTGTCGGTTGCGTTGATGCCAGAAAGGAGGAATGGCAACAACACAGACCCCGACTTTTCCAAGTTCATGCGGCGCCTCTGAGCTCAGTTGGCCAGTACTGCCATCTGACCCTGTCGCAGGTCTTCACGCAGCAGCGACACTTCCAACTGGGCGCCGTCCAGGATCTTCACGATGAGAGTGAGTACCCGTCCCACGTTGGCGTGCCCTGAGCTGACCCGGGGATCCACGCCATCCAGCCAAGTGCGGCGGTGATCCCCCACCCATAGTGCTGTCGCTTCGACTGTTCGTAGACCCGCCGCGATCTCGGCAAAACCACCGCGCTGCGCCGCACCACCTGCACGCATGGCCTGGAGCAGCGCGAGGAGGTAGCGGTCCGCCGCTTCGTCCACGGCCACCTTGGCTGCCTCAATCTGGGCTGCTGCGTGCTCTTGTTCGGCATCAGCCTTCTTGGCGGCCATTTCGGCCATCTCGGCATTGAGGCCGGCCAGGTGCGCTGCCGTGCGGTCAACCCGCAGCGCGATCAGAAAGGCTTCCCCCCCTTGCCCGCCTTGCTGCGCCTGGAGCGCGACGACTTCGCGGCTTGCGACGAGTTCGTGCTCCGCATTCCCGACCAGCACGGCCGCATCCAGCCGCGCGTGTGCAGCAGCGACCTCATCGGCCACAGTACGCTCGATGCGCTCCTGCGTCACCTTGAGGTCGGCCAGGCGTGACGCGACGCCAGCGTGCTTGTCTACGGCCTCACGATGAGTAGCAGAAGCCGAGGCGAGTGCCTTGGTCGCAGACTTCAGGCGCTTCTGCACTGCCGCTTGGTCAGAGGCGCGCTGCGCGATCGCTTCGCGCATCCTGCCAGCCAGCTGCTGGCGCGCGATCAGGTTGTCCAGCTCCTGCAGTTGCCTGCGGATCAGCACCCGCTGCTCGCCCGGTTTGGTGACATCTTGCAGCTCGGACAGGCTGCTACGGTAGGACAAGCTGAGCTCAAGCGTGCTCACATGGCGCGGCAGCGCGGTCGGAACCAGGAGGTCGACCAGGTCGGTAACGTTCTGCGGTTCATCGGACTTTCGCCCTGTCAGGACTTCGAGGATGGTCATGGTGATCTGGTGAGTTGATGACCGTCGGGGACGGCCGGGGACTGACGACTGGCCTCAGCTCTGTCCGAGCGCGCGCTTCGCGCGAAACAGCGCCTCGCCGGGCGCCAGATCACGACCGACGGCGCGAAACGACTTCTCCCGCTCTACCTGCATTGCCGCAGCGAGGTCGTGCGCTTGGCGGACCAGGTCGGACCTTTGCTGCTGATACCTTTCGCGGCCCTGCTCTGCGCCCGGGACGCGCCGAGGCTCAGAGCGCGGCTGCGGCGCGGGTGTGCGCGTCGGCGACTGAGCAGACGGCAGGGAGGGAGGCGGCAGCCGCGGCGCGGGTGCCGGCAGCGGCGCCGAAAGTTGAACCGGCGCATGAGCTGGTGACGTCGGTCGGCTAGGCCGCGCTGCAGGAACAAGGTGACGGACAGTGTGAAGATCTTGCGGCGTCATGTCCGCTCCTTTCGTGGTGGTGAGGGGGCCCGCTTCTGCACGGGGTGGCTTGGCCGCGCCGGTGGCGACCACACGGCGGCGACGAGAAAACGCGGAAGGTTCGGTCGCGAGCTGGTCCATCAGCTCGTCTGCGGTGCGCATGCCGTCGGCCAGGCCGGCGTCGATGGCCAGGCGCCCAGTGAACAGGCGGCCGTCGGCCATGTCGCGTTCGACGGTCTCGGCATCGACCCCGCGGTGCTCGGCCACGGCGTCGATGAGCACGCTGTACAGGTAGTCGAGCTGCTGTTCTGCCCCGGCGAGGAACTCAGCGCTGGGCGGCTGGCCGTTCAGGCTGGCGCGCTTGTACCGACCGCGCACCAGGTCGAGCGTGTTCGGCGCTGGCTGGTCCCAGCTGATGCGCTGGTACACGCCCAGCGAACCCAAAACATCGGTCTGGCCCTCGATGTAGATCGCGTTGGCGGCGCTGCCCACCCAGTAGGCTGCGCTGGCCATCACGCCGCGCACCAACGACACCGTGGGCTTCTCTGCCGCCAGGCCGCGCATGGCCGCTGCCGCTGCAGGGATCCCCTGCACATTGCCGCCTGGGCTGTCCCACTCCAGCATGACGCTCTTTACGCGGCCATCGGCTCGCATGCTCAGCAGCTGCTGGGTGAACATCTGCGTGCTGACCCCGCCGCTGATCTGCATGAACAGGTTGGCCTTCGGCGCCATCACCCCGTGCACTTCCAGCCGCGCCACGCCCGCGGCGTTCACGGTGTAGGTCTGCTGCTCGCTGGCCAGCGGCCGCCCCAGGCGAGCCTCGATGGCCGCGATGTCGGGCACTTCGCCGCGCACGTGCGCCGCGTACAGCGACTGCAACTCCAGGAGCCGCTGGGGCTCGATGGCCCAGGGCGCGATGAGCAGGTCAGCCAACGGCCCAGCAAGCATAGGTGCCATCGCACCACCATTAGTGCTGCCCGCGGCATTCCGATCGGCAGTGAAGTTCGGGCCCATCTTCTGCGAGGCGCCAGGCAGCTTGCCTGCGTGAGTGGACATGAGCTGTAACCTTCAAGCGCGTGAGGTGACGCGGTGATTCATCTTCACGCGATGCCCCGTGCCAGGTCTAGGCAAGACGTGAACAGGCGCGCTCGCCAGACGGCATGGCCGACGCTGCAGAGATGGGATCGAGCATGCTTGAGCGTGCGCTGCATTCCTGCGCTGCCTCGTCAGTCAACCACGCGCGGTAGGCACGGCGTGCCGTAGACGGAGAGACTTTGAGCCTGGCGGCGATCTCGTCCCAGCTGAGGCCGCTTCGCCTTGCGGCGGCCACCTCAGCCTTACGATCCGCTTGCACGGGTGGTCGCTGAACCCGCCAGTAGAGCCGCCGGCCCGCCAGGCACTTGGCGACCACGGCCACGATGCGCTCGGCCTCGTCCCGTGAGTGCCCCGCGTCCACCAGGGCCCGCTTGACCTCGTCTTCGGGGCGCTCATCCAGCGGCGTCCCGCGGCGCGTGGAGTCGATGACGCGCTGACGTGCCACCGCACTGGTTTCAGCCAACGGGCGGAAGACCCCAGGCACCATGGCGTCGAATGCCTGGCGGCCAGGGTCGCCGCCCGGCGGGTGTTGACCAGCCTTCGCGCTCATCTGCAGGAAGTGGCCCAGCAGGCCGCACCACGGGCGGCGGCGCAGCCTCGCTGACCTTCGAAAGCGGCTGTCCACACGTGCGCACGGCGAACCGCGACAACACCTGCGGCGCGCAGCTCGTTTGTCGCGGTCACGCGTCGTCTTCCTCTTCACGCTCGATGGCTTCGAGCTCTTCGAGGCTCACCGAAGCCACTGCACCTCGGGCTCGAACCACCGCATCGTCCACGATGCGCAGCGCCTCTGGCGACAGCTCGATGCGTCCAGCGCGCACCTCGCCGGGAATCGATTCGAGGATCTGGCCCACACGGCGACCAGCCAGGCGGAGCAGCTGCGACAGCACGCCCGCCGGCAGCACCTGCTTTCGCTTCTCTGCCAGCTGCTCTTCCACCATCGCACGCCGGCTGCGCTTGAGCTCGGCACTCGCAGATGCCAGGTCGCCGGCGCGGCCCTCAGCCTCCAAGCGCATGTGATCGCAGTACGCCCGCAGCCAGCCAGCGCCGGTCCGGCCTGGCCTCAGGACGCCGCGCGCCACCAGGCTGCTGACGGCCTGCTGTGAGATGCCCACCATGGAGCCGAACTCGGCCTGGGTGATCTCACGATGCAGCACGGACACACCCCCCGGACACAACCCCCTTAGGCACCCCGGTGACTACCGAATTCGGGGGGCTCGAACGATCCGTTTCGTTACCTCGGTCGGAGGACCCGTGAAGGGGCACCAAGGCTGTGCAGGTCCGGCCGAATGCCTGAGCGCAGGGCGCCGGCGCGATCAGGCCGCCGCCGGCACCGCCTAGGCTCACCACGGGCTGCGGACAGGCACCCGCAGTGGCCAGGGAGCGCCACAGCACGCAGCGGCTACGGGGCCCGATGCGCCTGGCCTTCACTGCACACGGCCTGCCTGGCTGAGCGCGCAGCAGCTGCGGCGCAGCGGCTGAGGTTTGCTTCGACGGCAACCCCGGCCGAGCTGCCTGCCGGCTGCCTTGACGATCGATCACGGCGGAAGCGGGAAGACCGTTGTTGCGTCTCCCTTCCTCTCTCTCCCTTCGGTACTCCCCCTGGCTTGAACCTCCGTCCAACCGTCCAACCTCAGGTCCCCTGCGTGTGCCTACGTGCGCGCCCCCGGGCCTGCGCGCTCCCGGGCCTGCGCCCACGCCCGCGCCCGCACCCAGGCCCGCACCTGCACGCAGGGGCGTGTAGGTGCGCGAGGAGGTTGGACGAGGTTGGACGGACGGGGCATCTGCAGCCGGCGCCGGCACTCCGTCCAACCTTCTGTCCAACCTCGCGCAGGGTTGGACGGGGCAGAGGTTGGACAACCAGGCACATGCGAATCGATTGGCGGCCCGAGGAGGCGCCGAGACGTGGAGAGGCACCATGGTCATGGGCGCCCCTCAGAAAACGGCCCAGCGGCCCGGCCAGGGGCCTCCTCGGCCCCCTCCCTGGTCAAGGGACCGGCTGCCGCAGGCGGGGGTGAAGCGGGTGCGGCAGCCGCCGACGGACGCCAGTAGCGCCACAACCTCGGCCCGGTGGAGTCGCGCCGCTTATGCCAACCCAGCTTGTGCATCGAGACCCCGATGCGCGTGCTCATGGACCGGTTGCCATCGATGCGATCCATGGGCACACCGATGGCCTTGGTGATCAACTCCTCTGCCGTGAACGCCTGGACATCACACACCTCGTCCATGGTGTCTCCGAACTTCTGCCGGCTGTCCACCCACCGGGCGAGCCGCTCGAACCAGGGGTCCGAGATCTCCCGCTGCTGCTGCTCTGGCACCATGAACTCGTCGGTCTCGGCCCGCGTCGGGTAGTACCTGCTGACCTCCGGATCGTCGCTGGCCAGCCGGGCCAGCGCCTCGGCGTACAGCTTGTCTCGCCACTCCGCCAGCTTGGGGATGTCGATGTCGCCATCGCAGGCCACAGGCCAGAAGCGACGAGCGCCCGTCGGGTCCTTGAAGTACTCGGCCTGGTTGGTGGTGCCGGCGAACACTCCGCTGCGGGGCCTGTCCGCAGGTCGACGCGCGAACGGCTCGCGCACACGGTCGATGCGGCTCACGACGTACTGCTTCACGGCCGTCGTCTCGGCGCGGTTGAACGAATCCATCTCGCCGATCTCGTAGAGCCACTTGCCGGCCAGGCTGAGCATGGCGTCCTTGTCGCCGATGCGGATCGGGGTGTCGGCGAACCAGTCGTCGTTGCCGACCAGGGTGCGCAAGGCGGTGGACTTGCGCTTCCCCTGCAGCCCTTCCAGCACGATCATGTAATCCATCTGGGACCCAGGCTGCTGCACGCGCCGCACCATGCCCATGACGAACCAGGTGCCCACGAGGCGGGTGTAGGTCTTGTCCTCCGCGCCCAGGCACTCACTCAGCCAGTAGGCGAGCCGCTCGATGCCGTCCCACTGCGGCAGCTGGTCAAGGTAACGGCGGACCGGATGGAATCGCGCAGCGTGCGCTGCCATCGCCACGCCCGCCATGATCGTTCCCTCGCCGCGAATGGTCAGGCGAAGGTGCTCGCTGAGCCACAGGCCGAGGAAGAAGTCGTCGTTGTCGGCCCACTCGCCAACCTCGGCATCCCAAGGGGGCCGGCGCACCTTGAGCACCCGATGGGCGAACTCGTCGTAGGCCACCAGGCCGCGGAGCTGGGGGTGGCTGGTCAACGCGATATAGACGTTCTCGCGGCAGTCCTTCAAGCCGCTGCCCTGTCGGATCAGGCGCCGGACCCAGTCTGGCTCGCGGTCCCCCTCGGGCGGCGGCGCATCCCCCGGTGGGCCATTGCTCGGAGGACCGCCGCCGTCCCCCCGCTCCACCATCGCGGAGCAGGAAGAAGGGGTAGACGCACTTGCAGCGCGAGCCCGTGCCCGACCAGGTGGGGTCGCAACCGGGATGCCCAGTTGCAAGGCCAGCCACTCCAGGGCCTCCTTCGGCTTCATCCCGCGGAACTGCACCAGCACGTCGACGGCCGTGAGCGACTGCTCTGTGCCGTAGTCGTGGATGCCTTCGGGGTGCAGCGATAGGTCCTCCTGCAGGTTGCGCCCGAGCGCCTTGCTCGTGACGCGCCACGCGCCGGTGGCTTCGTAGAAGCGGGCCTCGGGCAGCGCCTGGGGCACCCAGCTCGCCAGGTGAGCCAGAGCCGCCTGATTGACCGCGCGGAAGTCGTTGCCCGCGGTCCGCGCCGGCGCCGGGCCTGCGGGGTTGGCGTGCGGAACCGGAGCCTGAAGCGAGCTCGAGCCGGTTGATGCGACTTGCGCTGTACCCCGGGCTTGCGCGCGCAGGGCCGTCAGCCGCTCGAACACCTCTGTAGGCACCTGCTCGACCTCGACCGGGTCTCCCCACCGGTCACCGGTCACGGTGAAGAACTGCCGGCCGCAATACACCTCCAGGCCGATGCTGTTCTCGCGGAAGCTCTTCACCTCCACGCCGGCCGGGGCCTGGCAGATCACGTGCAGGCCGCGACGTGAAGGGCTCAACTCCGCATAGCTGCCGCACAAGTCCAGCACCTCCCGCGCCAGGTCCGAGAAGACGCCGTCGTCGTCGATGGCGTCGTCCACATCGATGCCCACCAGCACATCACCTGGCAGGAAGGCGAACCCGAGGCCGGACCACCGGCCAGCGGCGAGGGCGGCGAGGGCGGCGTCGAACGTTGTCAGGGCTGCACGGTCTTCGTCAGTGCCCTGGCCGCCCTTGCGCTTGCGGCCGCCGACGTAGAACGGCACCTTGCGCGGCTTCGGCCAGTCCGCATGACGCACGAACTTCCACAGCAGCCACTGCGGGCGATCCTTCATGGCTTGGGGCACGTTGGCCTGCAGCCTCGCCACGAGCTCCGCGGGGGCCACGGCCTGGCCTCGCTGTTCGTGCTCAACCATCGAGAGGACCACTCAATCAGGAGGTTTCAAACAGACACAGCGGCTCGCCGCAGACGATGCCGCGCCCGTCTTCGCTGAACACCGACAAGCGACCCAGGATCGACTCGGCCCAGACGTACTTCGTGCCGCGGTAGTGGAAGGTCCTGCCACGGCGTCGAAGCGCGGCGTTCTCGGCGTGCGCGAGCAGCTCGGCCAGCGTGGGGAAGTCCTTCGGCTGCAGGTCATGCAGACCGCGTCGGCGCGCCTTCTCCAGCTCTGTGCTGATCGCCAGGCGCGCGGCGAGGGTGTCCGGCTGAGGACCCTTCTTCCGGGCCCTCCTCTTCCTGCTGTGAAGTGCCGGCTTCGCGCGTGGCCCAGCCACCTGCGCGGAGTTACTGCTGCGCATCCAAGCTGCCCACTTCGTCGCCCAGATGCCGCAAGGCGTTGCGCTGGGCGATCGCAAGAAACACTGCGTCGAAGCGATCCGGGTGGACGAGCCACGAGCGGCCGCTGAGGACGATCGCACCGGCCTTGATCAGGTCCACCTTGTGCCGCTTCACGTACCACTGCATGGAGACCTTGCTCGGCAGAAGATGCGCCCGAGACTGACGAAAGTCCTCAAGCTGCTGCAGCTGGCTGAGGATGGAGACCTCAGGCTTCTGACTGAGTAACGGCAAACTCAGGTCGTCATGCGACCGGTTAAGTACCTGTTCCATCGCGTTCCCCTTGATCGACGAGCCCTTGGCCGGGCTTCACGGCGCTTTACAGCGCTGCGGACGCGATGTTTGTTCAGAATTCCTACAACGACATGCACATTGGAGATCTGGGGCGGCGCACCTTGACTGTTCAGGTCACGGAAGGAGTCGTCACCGCGGTCAGAAACACCCCCGGTCCCTGCGTGTGAACACCGGTGTAAAGTGGAGTCTCGCGGAGTCTGGTGGGGGCCTGACGGGGACTGTTAATCCGTAGGTCCCTGGTTCGAGCCCAGGTCGGGGAGCCAAAGAACAGCGTACGAAAAAAAGGCCTTGGCGGCGTCAGTCGCCAGGGCCTTTGTGTTTTTCGGGCCCCAAGGCACGGGAATCTGTGTTTCTGTGCGGCGCTTCTGTGCGGTACTGAAAGGGTCCAGGGTCACATCGCCGGACGGCATCGGACCCGACCCTGTTGCCGACGGTCCAGAACATCTGACACCGGGCAGCCTCGGGTCCAACGCCCTAGCCCGGGGGCATGGCCTCGAGCGCGCGGGCTGCGGACCGCAGCCCGCTGAGCACCTTGTC